TAGGCTACGGTATGGAATGTATCTCAAAATACAAATCGCGAAGAGAGATTTGGGATTGTGAGAGACGTTGGATAAGTCCGATTCTTCGACAGCTTGTAGAGAAATTAAATCAAGCAGTTAGGGATGGCTTAGTACCAAAGAATGTTGTGGCCGGTTGTCTTAAAGATGAGACGAGACCAGAAGAGAAAGTAGCGACACCGCGTTTGTTTTGCGTAGGCTCGCTATCACATCTAGTTTGGACAGTCATGTGGATGGGCGCTTTAGTTACAGAAATGAAACGAAACCGATCCACAAGTGATGTGGCCATTGGCACGAATGTCTATGGTTTTGACTGGAATCTTATTCTCAAGAAATTTGAAGCATTTGCCAGATGTAAGTTTGGTTGTGGAGATTTTGGAGACTATGATACGTCCGAGAACATCTGGTTAGGATGGGCTTTGGGAGAAGCATGTGTGCCTTTCTACGGACTTCCCAAGGATAGTTGGGAAGAAAAGTGTGTGAGGTACGCTTGCGAATCCGCATTAGCGCCGTTGTTAGTAGTTGGAGGACAGTTGTACTGGATGGATTATTTTAATTCGTCCGGTGGATGGTTAACAGGATTTTTGAATTCTTTTGTGAATATTTTTATTTTTAATGCATGTTTTTTTTATGTGCAGGCTTTTTCAGATGATGAAGATTTTAAAGATGCGAAGAGACGAGATGTCTTGATTTTGTTTGTCTATGGAGACGACAATATTTGGGCAATACTCGAAAAGTATTCGCGTCATTTTAATATGATCATTCTTGAGAAATTAGTTTTTGAGTTGTTTGGTATGAAGTATACAACTGCTTCAAAGAAAGCTATATTAGAACCGTTTGTAGAACGGAAAGATGTGGAATTTTTGAAGCGTAAGTTGATTAGAGATGGGAGTCTTTCACGAGCGCCCCTTGAACCTGAGAGTATACATTCTATGGTTCTTTGGATTCATAAGCCAAAGAGGAAAGAAGAGTTACTTCCAGGAGAACAACAAACAACAATAGAAGAACAATTTCTTATAAATGTTGAGACCGCTTGTGCAGAGTGGTTTCAGCATGGAAGAGAAGTTTTTAACCGCGAAACAGAACATATGAGAGCCTACTTGAAAGAGTTGGGACTTCGTTGGCCTGGTCAGTCGTATCAGCTGTATGCTGAAAGATGGGCCAGGAATATAAACGGTTAATAAAATAAAAACGTACGCCTGATGTTCGAAAATTTTCAGGAGTTTTATTCACTTTTTCTTATAAAAGAGACTCATTCAACCGAGTAGATGTTGAGAAGTTTAGGCTTTTAGTAAAAGCCAAAAAGCTGGCTCTTTGAGTTCAGTAAGCATGTGATCGAATTGTGTTGGCTATGCAGCACAACCGCTATGCTTTGGAAATACATATGCAATTGTCGTCAGTCCCCAAGATCATGAAGGATTGGCAATGACTTAGAAATTGATCAGCGAAAATACACAAAATTTTGAGTTGGAGATGGGAATGGAAAATCAGCAAACGGTCGAGTCTGGCCTGGTCTCATATAAAGATCAGGAAGAGCAGATAGAGACGTTTCCTGTTGATTCAGTTCCCGGGTACTTGGTGGAGAATCCTTTCCCCACGCAAGCACCAAAAGAAATTTTATCAAGATGGTATCAAATTGGTTTTACAACGTACACGCAGACATCCCCCGCGGGATTTACTGATCGTGTGATAAACCCATTGTTTACTATACCCGCAATACAGCAAGCGTTGAAGACGTTTAAGTATTTGCGGTTTAAGAGTGTCGAGTTTAAGATCCAGTATTCTACCGTGCCAACCGTGTATGGGTATGTTATAATGACTTGTCTGCCTAGACAATTATACCCAACAACAGGTGAAGCAGCAGAAGTACTGGCGTCTCATACAGATGCGGTTATTCTGGATTTTTCCATGCAGCAGGATGTAGTTATATCATCTCCATGGTTGAGTCCAGAACAATGGATAGACATGACCAAATATTACCAAGCCATAGGAAACGTTTCGAACGAGATTCAGAGCGCCTTTGTCTTAAGGATTTGGAACCCTGATAACCCAGTTAACGTTTTGGACAGTACAGCGACAAACAGTGTTAAGTTACTATTTTTCGCTAGGTTCGTGGAGCCGGAAGTTTCAGGTCACATAGATAGTGTGGCAGCAACTTTTGAGGCTCAAAGTAAATTCTTCGACTATACTCATTTTAGGGGTACAAACCCAAATGATGAGTTTCGTAAGCCGATAGAAGATCATATGAACCGTTTGAATTCAACAAAGACTGAAGCGGCCCCGAAGAGTGCTACATCTCCGAGTTCTGATCCAGATGAACCGGAGTTGAAGCCAAATTTGTATGGCTCGTTAGTGGTTTCTAATCCAAAGTATGTTTTAGGTTCAGGTAATCAAACAACTGGAACAAGGGATTGGAGTGTTCTCGATTTGATGCGTCTTCCGACGCTAGTTAATCGAGGGATACTAGACAATTCAACAGCACCCACTTTTTTAGTGATTGCTGATCCAGGAGCGAGATATTCCCGCATCTCATATATGTCACAAATGTATAGGATGTGGAGAGGAACCTTTAACTACACCTTGATAATTTTTTCTTCCCCGTTTGTGTCAGCGCGATGTAACGTAGTGCTGACGTATCCGGGGGACCTACTGCCATTGGTTTTGACGGTTGGAAATAAAGTTATACAGGATGTCACTATACGGGGCACAACACGTGTGGATTTTCAAGTCCCATATTTGTACCCAACTCAGTGGCAGCCCACTCGTTGGCAGTCAACAACGACCTACTCTCAGGCGCCGACCGTGAATGTTTTCATGGTGTCCCCGCCAGAGGGTAATGGTGATGTTGAACCAACTTTGCCTTTTCTTTTGTATGAGTCAGCTCATACAGATTTTAGGTTTAGGAGCTTAGTGAACCCGTATCCTACGCGTTTGCCGGATTCTTTTACTGCTCAGATGAAAGTTATGGAGTTGCACTCCGATGAGAAGTTGTTCTCAGGAGTGGCGAGCTCGTTACCTTTCCCTGATGATAGTGAAATGAGGATCTCACAGCTTTTGACCCGATGGAGTTGGAACTACAATGACATTCCGTCATTTCAAGCTCCAACTGAAGCAACGGATACTTCTAGTGGAGGCGTATTTATTACGCTCGCTAGAATATTCGGTTTCTATTCGGGACAGATAAAGCATAAGTTCTTAGTTGTTCCATTTGACCCAACGACAAATGATCCGTTTAATGAAGTACAAGTGAAGATGATAAGTTACATCGGCTTTATTACTGAACCTAACGGAGTGCCTGGAAAGCAGAAAGTTGAAGATGGTTTAGTCATCGTTTCCCAGCAGATAACACAAGTTATTGAGGCTGTTGTTCCGTTTTTGAACACAGGGGAGTTTTTACCCTGTGGGCGAGTGGATCAATTTGCTGATTTTGATTTTGCTGGGCAACGGATGGTTTGGCTGCCTCAGATTTTTAATGATTACAGCACAATTTCCCCGTCATTTGATATGGTGTCTGGAGGATCGGATTTTAGTTTTTATTATCCGATACCGCCTCGCCCTTATAGCTTATGGCCAAGCGCAG